TCACCGGCCTCTCCTCTCAATCATCTCCCGCGCTTCGGCCTGATGAAGCGGGCTATGGTGCCAATAGTGCTGACGGATCGTTGCTGGTGATGTGTCAAAGTACTCCGCCGCCTGCTCCAGACCAAGGCCCTTCATGATCGGCCAAGTGATCGCGGTGTGCTTCAAGACATGGGGCGTCACACCGTCAATTTCGGCGCGGGTCGCGGCCATGGCGATACCCTTCTTAATGCTGGCCACCGGCTTGCCGCGAAACATGACAAGGTGAGTGTCGTGACGCCGTGCGGCGGGGCTAAGCGCCTCATGCATCCTCCGCCATCTGGCGAGATGCGCTCTGAGCTGGCGCGGCACTAGAACACGGCCACGGCGCTTGTTGGTCTCGGCCTCGCCTTCGTCGCGGAACCGGATAATTCCGCGCTCGAGGTCAACGCGGCTCCACGTTAGTTCCAAGATCGCGCTCGCCCGGCGTCCAGTGTAAAGCGACAGAATGATGAAGCGGCGGACGTGAGGCGCAGCATGGTGTAGCACTCTCGCAACCTCGTCTCTCGTCAGCCAACGCTCCCGCACCGCACCGGCCTGAGGCAATTCAACCGCGATAGGGTGAACCAAAACGCCCTCCCCGTGCGCATGATTTAGAGCGGCCTGCAAGACGCCCAACTCACGGCGGATCGTGCCAGGTGCCCTATCCCTGATGCGTCCATATTCACGACATGCGCTTCCTTTGACGTCCGCGCAGGACTTGTTTCCCCAATAGCTATTGAGCGCCGAAATTGAATAAATAAGCGTCTCAGGGGCGCTCATGTATGCGCCCTTGTCGTCAGCGTATGCGGCCAAGACTTCGCCCACGCTCAGCTCACTTGGGTGCGCGGGGCCGGATCGTTTCGGCTGTGCTTTGTTGCTGATGTAGTCGGCAAGCGCGACTTGAGCCTTTTCAAGCTCGCCTTCGCCAAATCCTGTCCGCTTATCGGTGCCGCCGTCTCGGATGATGTATTGCCCATCGTCTGGGCGCTGATAGAGGCGCGTGGGCTTTCGTTTGCGTGGCATTTCAGAAAGTCCTCAAGGTCTTCTTGGGTCACGTAGTAGCGATGCGTTCCAAACTTTGAGGCCCGCAAACGCTTTTCTCGCACGGCCTTCCTCAGGGTGTTGACTGTGAACGTGCGATGCAGTTCGGCGGCGGCTTCGGCTAGGGTCATGAGTCGCGGTTGGGCCATAATCAATCCACCTCCCAACCGATGATCTCGAAACCGATTTGGTGCAGCTCAGCAAGATTGATCTCCGCAGAGCGGTTTACTTTTGTGTTCGAGATGCGATGCATTGCTTCCCAGGAATCGAGAACAGTCCTGTTTCTCGGGTTGTCATTCGATGACGAAAACTGATCCATGACGGCCTGCCATTGCTCACGTTGATGGTAGTCTTGCCGCCCGCTGTCCGTCTCGATATGAGCATTTCCACGCTCGGATAGATGCAACTTCCCAAGGGAAATCTCTTGGTATGGCACTCGATTTGAAATGCACTCCAGAAGGGTATCTTCCAGTGTCTTGTCTTCGTCGATCCAAGCCAGACCCCAGTAGGAAAAAGCCTGTTCATCGCGGCGATCTGGCTTTAATGCTCCGAAATACTTCACGTCTCTTACCGCCCGGCTAGGCGACGGGGACGCAACTACAGCGATAACGACGCGAACCGCGTCTAGCGGCGTGATGTCCGGAGCGTTCACGCCTCGGGCACCTGTCGTAAATAGCCCAGCTTCCCGCAAGAGCCGCACGATCACGCGGATCGTCTTCTCTTCGACGCCGAGGCTTTCCGACATGAGGGTTATAAACTGAGCTTGCTTCATTCTTAATGACTAACGCTCCCTTAGGCCGCACGTCAACTCTAAATGTGAAAAAAGCATTTAGGAGACGGGATACCCGTCCTGGCCGGTGCATCCTCTCCACAGGGCCAGTATCAAGCGGCTTTCGTGGGTGTCGACCTCGCGGGCGAATTGCTCGGGGTCAGTAGAGCTTGGCCCCATGGTATACCATGCAAGCGCCGATAGGGCCGCGATCCCCTCAAGTGAGGTCGGTGTCTCTGTCAGCATCCGTTCTTCGGCTTCATATTCCCGTTGTTGCGCATCGAGCACGGGCGTGGTGTCGCCGTTGCCATGCTCGGGACGCCCCATCAAAGCGCCCCACTCACGACGCGCGGCCATCCAGTCGTGATAGGCTCGCACTACCGGGTCAGGGGCTTCTGCCGATGCCACAGAGGGCAAGGCCAGAGCTGCGCCGGTTGCGGGCATTGCGGCCAGCAGGGCGCGGCGGGTGAAGGCGGGCGTGGGTGTCCTGGTCATTTGCGGGCCTCGTGGTTCTTCAAGGTTTCAAGGTCCATTGCGAGCTGTTCGGCCAGTTTCCCAAAGGCCGCGCAAAGGGACGTAACCGGCCCGCCCCCCGGATCATCCAAAAAGGCTTTCTCGATCACATCGAAGCCGTCGCAGACTTGCAGGGAAATGTCATACAGGTCCGCGATTTCAGGCAAGGGGCGGCTGTTCCCGCTGGCGGGTTGGTTTGTCATTGTCAGGGTCTCCGGTTGTGATATGATCCGTTAGGATCAATATGCACATTGATCCCTATGGATCAAGAGGCATCATGACTGGAAACCAGCTTCGAGCCGCGCGCTCATTGATCGGTTGGACGCAAGCTCAGGTTGCTGCGGCAACTGGACTATCCGTTCCCACAGTGAAACGTGCGGAAGGTGCTGGCCAGTTTGGGGCCTCAGAGAAGGCTACCGCTGCGATCCGCGCGGCGCTTGAAAGCGCGGGTGTCATTTTCTTAGAAGAGAACGGTGGCGGTGCCGGAGTTCGATTGCGAAAGGTAAGTGATGAAGAAAGTTGCCAATAAAGAAGCTTTTGATGCAGTAAAAGACATGCATCGCGGGCTGCACATTGCCATGGACCACCTCATTACGCGCAACGATCCCAAAAAGGCCGAAGAAATACTGCGTGAATTGGATATTCACATGACCAATTGGGTAAACGGCACCAAAATAGCTCGTTAGATGGCGCGCCGCGCCCGCCGCTCAAGCGGGCCGCGCGCTGTCGGGGTTATTTCGGCACTCACCGACTGATCCGGGATGCTTTGGGGAAGAGGTTCCCAGGCGATCCTTGCCTTATTCTTTCCAGTCCACCATGCGCATGGCCCCGGACACGGCCTCGGGGCTGATGCCCGACTCCTTGGCCTCGGCCAGCGTCTTGACGATTGCGGACAGGGCGCGGGCGCGTCCGCCTGCATCGAAGGCTTGCAAGGGCCGGATCGTGTCAATCTCGACCGTCGCGCCCAGCTTGGCCGTTGCCTCATCGGCCAGCAGGGCGGCAATGGGTTGCAAGGTCCAGATCGCCAGTTGCCGCTGAGCCTCGCGGACTGCCGGGCCGGTGGCCGCGCGGTTTACCAGCGACGGCAAGACGCCATAGGCCATGAGGATGCCCTCACGCGCCGCTGCCAGCGTCTCGCCCGTCATGCTCTTGGACAGGTCCGGCGAAAGTTGGTCCGGCTTCTGGCCGATCTGGGGATTCATCCCCGCCGCCGTCGCCTGGGCCACGCCCTCGACCACAAGGGTTGACCCGCGCCTGCCCCGGAATGCTGCCCGCATGTTTGCCATGTCCTCGGCCCCGCTGTCCGGCAATGGCACGATCAGCGACCCCAACGGCGCATTCTCGAAGGTCTCGGCCAGCGCCGATTCAACCGCGTGAAGCATGGCCCCGGTGAGGCTGGATCGCCGCAAGGGCGCGGTGCCGATCCACGGCGACAGGGCGTCCGCGCCGATCCGCAGGTGAAGCACCTCTGCCGCAAGGGCTGTCATCGTCCGCCCGCCCCCGGCCTCGGGGATGGACAGGCGGTAAGCCTTGGGCCTGCCGTCGCGCGTGGTCACATCCCAATCGGTCGCGGGCACAAGGCCAAGGTCCGTCACCAGAAAGACAGATTCGCCGCCCAGAGCGACAGACCGGGCGATCATTGCCATGGTTTGCCGGGTCAACAGATCGGTGCCGGACACGTCCGCCATGGCGAACCCGCCTTCCCAGAGGCTCACGCAGCTCTGCACCGTCGCTGTCAGCTCGGCCACGCCGCGCCGCCCGCTGATGAAGCTGTCCCGCGCGGCCATGACCTGGGCGGTGTAGCCGCTGCCGCTGGATCGTTCCTCGATCGGGCGCAGCTTGTTGATAAGCCATCCCAGCATGATCACCTCCACCGGATGATAGCGGGGCGGTTCACGATACGCTTCGCCACCTCGCCAATGGGTTGCCAATTCCGGGCCTCGATCTGAGCCGCCGGATAGGCCGGTTTCGTCACGGCGCTGATCTCTATCAGGTCCGCCGCGCGGATCGTGCGCAGGATCGCGTTGCCGCGTTCCTCGACCGTCTCGCCACCGGGCCGAACCCGGAACCCCGGCGACAGGCCGCGCACCAGACCGGCGGCATGGGCGGACAGGAAGTCGCGGACATAGGACACTTGCGCCATGTCCGCGCTGATCGTCGCCTCGACCGTCAAGGCGTCGTCGCTTTCGGTCAGGGTCAACGTGCCGGCGGATCGCGATGCCAAGGGCTTGTTGAAGTCATGGCCGGACAGGAAATGCACGTCCTGTCCGCTGTCCAGCCGATCCGAGAAGGCACGGGCCGCGATCACTTCACGACGCTCACGCCCCCGGCCTATGGCCTCGGCCAGCACGGTTTCCCGGCCATAAGGAAAGGTTGCCCGAAGGCGGGTTTCCCCGCCTTCGTTGCGCAGCTCAAGGCTGCCGATGTGAGCGCCCCAGAGCATTACGCGGCTTCCAGCTCAAGGCCGGTCAGCAGTTCGAGCTGAGCCGGGCGCGCGACGGTCACATCCATGGTCGCAAGCGCGGTGATCCGCAGGCCACCCGATTGTGCATCCGAATACGGGTCGCGGATCATGTCCACCGCGCCCCATGCGCCGATGAAGATCGGGGCCACGCCGCCTGCCGAGGTGGTCAGCAGCGATTGCGTTGCCGAGGGGGTGCCGGACGGCGCGGCAAGGCCGTTGTTCGTCATGGCGATGTTGCCCGCCGGGATGTTCTTCACCAGACGGTCCCATTCGGTCACGCCCGTGCCGGTGTCGATGTAAACCCCGTCAAGGTAGTCCCAAAGTTCGGGGCGGATCAGCGCGCGCACATCGCCGGGCGAGCTGGCCGCGTTGGCGGTCATGAAGCGGGTCACGCCCGCCCGGAACGCCGCCCAGCTTGCCAGCGCATCCACCGCCGTTGCGGTGATCCCGTAGGTGGCCGCGCCGGTGATCACGCCGAGGGGCTGGCCATTTGCCCCGGTGCCGAGGAACGCCGCCTGATCCATCGCCGCGCCCATCGCGCCCGACATATCGCGCCGCACCGCCTGTTCCAGCGCCGTGCCGGACTGTTTCAGGGTCTTGCGGGTGATCCGCATCTGAATCCCGAGGTTGTGGTCCGGCGACATGGCGCGATCCGTGGTCGCATAGACGGTCGGGCCTGCGACGTTGGCGGTCTCGCCATCGGCCCAGCCCGCGGTGACTGCCGAGGTTGTCACCGGCCATTCCACCGCGCCCGCGTCGATGCTGATCATCTGGGCACCCATCCGCGCGGCCACGCTGCCGGGGAAAAGCCGGTCGATGATCGGGCGCGTCTGGATCGGGTTCGGGGTGCCGCTGGCGACGGTCTCGCCCGCCCGCACTTCGAGCGCCTGCCACGGCACGGGAATGCCCCGGAACCCGCCCTGTTCGCGCAGCTCGGACACGATTTCGGCCGTCTGGCCGTCCAGCGTCCGCCCTTCATCGAGGGCCAGCGCGACCTGGCGCATTTCAAACCCGGCCATGAGGTCGGCCCATTCCTGGGCAGAGCGGGTTTCCAGCTCGGACCCGGCGTCGCGGCGTTCGGTGTCCTCCGCGATCAGCGCCGCACGGTAGCGGGTTTCGTTGGACCGATACTCGCGGTCCAGGTCGTCCATCTTGCGGATTTCATCCTCGGACGGGGTTTCCTTGCCTGCCAATTCGGCAAGGCTCTGACGGATTTCCGACTGACGCCGGGCGATTTTCACAGACTCGAGCATTGGTTATCCTTTCTGCTCATTGGGGTTCTTTGCGGGCCGCGACAGCGACTCGACAGCTTGCCGCCAGTCCAGGCGGTCTTTTCGGGGCGGGGGATGCCCGCACTCGATTCGGGTTTTCCGGGCATGGCAACCGGGGCAAAGCGCCTGAAGGTTGGCCGGGTCATAGGACAATTCGGGATGCGTCCTGACGGGCTTGATGTGATCGACTTCGAGCCGCCCGCCGCAGCCGCAATCCCGGCAACGGTATTTGTCGCGTTCGAGGATCTCTGCCCGCAGCGCCTTCCAGCGTTTGGTGCGGGTGACATGCCGGGAAAAGCGTTGATGATCCTTGCGGATGCTCATGCCGCTTCCTCCGTCCAGGCCGTGATTTCGAGGAAAGCCCGGCTGTCCGGTATTTCCTTGATGCCGTCGATCTCAAAGGTGACGCCCTCATGCACAATCCGGTCAGTTCGCCGGATGCCGCGGGCAAAAGCCGTGGCGCGGATCACGAAGCGGGTCATAAGCCGGTTATCCCAAGCGCCCCCCGTCATGCGTTCCGCGTCCGAAAGATCGCGGCGACGGGCAAAGATCGGGCTGCCGTGGTCCGCCCAGGTGTAGATTGTGCCGCCGTAGCCATCCGGGGTGCCGGTGGCGCGCTGCACGTGAATCCGCCGGGTGAGGCTTGCTGCATTCAAAGCCATGCCAATCTCGCTTTCTGCTTGGGTTGCGCCGCGATCCGCGCGCCTTGGGCGACGGCCAGCACCGATGCCGCCGCCGCGTCGATCCGGCCATTCGACCGGGCCTTTGCCAGTTTCAGGTTGTTGGCTGGGTCGCGCAGGCAGACCGCATCCGCGAAGGCAGAGCGCAGCAGCAGCGACGGGCTGGCCTTCACCTGTCCGTCAAAGGCCGCGCGGCGAAATCGCTCACAATCCTCGCCGCCATCCCGGAACCCCTGACCGCGCCAGACCAAGGGCGCGCGGATGCCCGCCCGTGCAATGGCCTCGGACAGTTCGGCTTGCTTGTAGCGGTCCATGGTGATCGCGGCGACGGCCTCGCCCTCGACATGGCGCAGCACCTCGACCAGCCACGGCGCGACGGGCACGGTCTTGTCACCCAGCACCGACAGTTCGCCGCGCTCCTGCATCTCGACATAGCGTCCGGCCACGCCGTCTGATTGGCCGCGATCCAGCAGCGACGGCATAGAGGGGAAGGTGCCGAGGCATTCCAGCCGCCCGGTTTCCGGCCAGTAGAACGCCGCCGCCGTCATCGAGGCGGACCCGCCGAGGTCGATCCCGATCACAACGCCGCCCTGGCGAGGGGGCAAGGTCGCGGTCTCGCAGTTTAACCATTCGTCCAGGGTGATCAGCAGGTCACGTGACTCGCCAGACACTCGTTCGTTGCGGTTGTAGAGGCGGAAAGAGGTCAGGCTTGACCCGCCGCGCGCGATAGCGCGCTTGGCCTGGGCTTCGAGCCATGCCAGCGAACCGCCGATGCCATAGTCCGCGCCGGGGTTGGCGATCAGCAGGCTTTCCGGGTCGTCAGCGGGCAAGCCTGGCGCGGGTCGATGCTCTTGCACGTAGGTGCCCGGCAAGGGGTCGTCGATCCACCGGGAAAAGGGGTGCGTGTCGTCGCTGGCCGAGGTGCTGATCAGGAAAGCGCGGCCAGACCGCTTGCCCAGACCGGACAACAGGGCGTGTTCCAGCTCGTCGCCACGATCCAGCGCCCAGTGCCCGCGCTCATCGAGGATCGCCATCGTTGGAGCGCCGCCCAGAGCCGACTTGCCGTCCGCCGCGATCACGCGCAGAACGTGCCCGCCGCCGTCGCCAGTATACTCGATTTCCAGCCGAGGGGCGCGGCGGTAGATCAGTTGGCGCTGGATTTCGAGGGGCAGAGAGGCGGCGAACCCGGCCACAAAGTCCCAGATGATCCGGCCCTGATCCCGCGTCCGCGCGGCGGCGATGATTTCGCGCCGGGGCTGGCGATCCCATATGCCGATCAGACCGCCGAGGGCGGTGCCTGCCGTGATCGCAGACTTGCCGTTGCCGCGCCCGATGCTGAGAACCGCCGTGGTCACATCGTCGGCCATGGCCCCTTCGATGAAGCGGCGTTGAAACGGGGCCAAGCTGATCGGCTTGCCCGCGTTCGGCCCCTCGGGAACCTGCAACCTCTGCATAAATTGCATAGCTCGTTCCGCCGGGGCCGCGTTTTCCAACTCCCCGCCCGGAGCGAAAATTGTATACTCCAGAGCACGGTTACCCTGATCGGCAGAAATTGCGGCATTGGGACCATTTGCGAAGAGGTCAGCTTGCCCGAGGTCGGACGGCGACAGGCGAACGGGCGCGGGCGGCAAGGGCGATCCGTCCGCTTTCCTCCACTCCCTTTTTTTCGCCGTCTCGTTCATCGCTCAGTTCCTCGCGCGTATCTCTTCGTTCAACCGTTGCACTCTTCTCACCTGCTCAATGGTGAGGTTCGGAGCGAAGGGCATAGGACGACTGCCCACGGCGCGAAGCCGTGGCAGTCCCTACGCCCGCCGCGTGTCGTCCCTGCTCAACGGAGCCGGTCCATCGCTTTGGGCCCGTCCGGTCATGCGCTCCTGCCGGTCGGTCGGTTGCTGCTTGCGACACCATGAGCGCGGTGCCGGGGATCGGGCCTCAACCTTTCGGACTGCCCTTTGCCTGTGATCCCGCCCGTGGTAGGCTTCTCGCCAGTGGCGCCACCGTTGCTACCCCGGCCACCACTACGGCCCTGCGTTTGGGTGTGGCGCGCAGGGTCGCCGCTTTCCTCACCTCTCGATCACCTCCACGTCATGCGTGGGCGTCGTGCCCATCTCGGCCACCAGCCGCCGCATGATCTGTTCTTGCCGGGGCGTTGGTCGCCACGTTGCGCGCTTGCTGTGCCGTGCAATGGACCGCACAAAGCCCTTGAGCCATTCGTCAGTGCCCGCCATCACGGCGCGCAGCACAAGCGGCCAGCGGTGTTCGATGATCTCGTCCAGCTCTGCCGAGGTCATGCGAGAACCCCGCGATACTTGGCCCCCACGCGCGCCATATGCGGCGACGTGGTAAGGCTCTTGGCGTCCATCGGGGACCGCCCGTCATAGTGCAGCGCCGCCTGATCCATGAGGGCTTGCGCAAGGTCCGAGGGCACGTCATCCGCCGTCGCTCCAAACCCGGCCTGATAGGTGATCACCAGCTTGTCGGGCGACAGGTTGGCAACGTCCTCTGTCCACCAGATCAGCGCCGCCCTGCCGGGCAGGGCCTCGAAGCCGGTGAAGGCCACGCCGTCAAACGTGACGCTCACCGCCTCGGACGTATCCAGCGGACCCACCGGCAAGCGGATCGCATCGCCGGACAGATCGGGGCCGAGGATCGTCACCTGAATTGTCTGGGTCAGCAGCGCGACCTGGGCAAAGTGTTCAACGTCAGACGCCGCCGTGAGCGCGATGTTCCGGATTGCTGCATCCTCGGAATCGTCCGGTGCCCGCAGGTGCAGTTTCACCGCGTCCATATCGAAAGGATCGCCCGTCGCAACGGGTGTTCGCTCAACAAGCATCTTCATGCCGCGATCTCCACTTCGTTGATGTATCGAAAGAACGCCGCCTGATCCGCTTGGCTCATGGCCTCGAAAGCGGCGACGGCATAGCATTTGAGTTCCGCAGTCATGGCGGATCGCGCCCAGGTGCGGGCGGTGGTCATTTCATCGAGGAAGGCCGGAAGCGGCTCACCCGCCGCGCCCAAAGCCGCCGCAGCGGTCATTTCCGCATGGCGGGGGTGCAGGGACCGCAGAGCCGCAAATGCCAGCGCCGCGCGCTCCTCGATCGTCAGGCGGGCGGCTGCAACGTCGCTGAACCCGGACCATGCGTCGGACCTGCCCAGCATGAGGCAATAGCCCAGCATCTTGGAAAGACGCTTGTGCGACGGGGCCAT